AAGCATTGCTGGACAGTTCTCAAGACTTCTATAAACATAAAGAGGACTTTATACAATGAAGCTCGGTACATTTAGTCCTACGGAGATAGTCTTAGCTATTAACGATTATGTTATTAGTGACTTCTCTTCTGAATCCTTCCTAGAAATTACTAAAAACTCCCCATACTTTAGACAGGTTAGAGGTATACGTGGTAAACATACCCGCGTAGCTAATCGTGATAAGTCGGGAGTTTTACGTTTCCAGTTAATGCAAACTTCACCTCAAAATGATGTACTAAGTGACCTTGTGACTGCTGATATGGAGTCACAAACAGCGTTGCTTAATGTGACACTTAGAGACGTTGGAGGCACTACTGGAATACAGCTTGTCAATGCTTATGTAGATGGGCCACCTAATAAATCATACCAAGGTTCTTCTACAACAGCTAATGAGTGGGTTATCAATTATGATGCGATTGGTCGTTATCATGTTGGTGGGAATCAGAAGAGTCCTTTGGACTTTCTTTCAAATCTATTTTAAATTTAATACTGTGAGGTAATAATCTATGCGCGATACAAAAGAAATTACTATCAAAGATAATAAATATCAGATTACACAATTTGGCGGTCGTCAGGGGCTGCGCCTCGGAAAAAAAGTTGCTAAGGTGATGCTACCAGCTTTAGCAGCAGCTTACAAAGAAGGTTCAGCAGAACCCTCATTAGGTGATCTTCTTGAGGCAGCAGCAGGTCATCTTGATGATATTGATGAGAAGACTATCGAAGAACTCTTATCATTAACCACCAAGAATAAGTTTGCTATTGACTTTGACAATGAGTTTGCAGGTGATTATGGAACACTCTTAACATTGCTTTGGGAGGTGATTTCATTTAACTTTGCAGATTTTTTGCAAGAGGCCCAAGAAGGTATGCCGCAGTAAAAGCGTCACAACAACCTTCTGATAACAATGGGCAGCAGCAATCTAAACAAAGCAATGTTCATAGAGTATGGAAGAACTTTACAGAGACTTCCGATATGGAGCCTGAAGTTTACCTCATTGTTTCTAAGGGTAAGGCATCTGTTGTTGAGTTAGATAGAGATTACTCAGTAACGGATGTTTATGACTTGTTAGAGATAATTGATTTAGAGGCTGACATTGAACAGGCTGCTGAGAAGGATGCTGAAAGAGCAAAACCTAGAGGTGGCCGCTGATTATAACTTTTAAATACATATAAGAGGGTTTATAATATGGCTGGATCACCAATTGCAACGTTGTTTGCAAGGTTGGGTTTTCAGGTTGATAAAAAGGGTTTGCAAGCTTTTGAAGGTCACTTGCAAACCCTTCGCAGAGATATTAACAAGATGGGCACTGCGCAAGCTGCCACGTCTAAACAGTATTCGAAAGGTGTCAACCAATCTGCGAAGGCTACTCAAAACCTAACAAGTCAAACTAAAACACTTGGTAATGAACTCAACAAGATTGTAAAGTCTTATGGTAAGGTTCCAATATCTCTTGACCAAGCACGTAACGATATGCGACGTGTTCGGGGGATGTTTTCAGACCCTAATGTTGACAGAGCGCAATTAGCCTCTGCACAGGCTCGTATCCAACAACGTATTGATACACTTGTTCAAGCTGATAATAAACGCACTCAGAGAGTCCTTGGTAATATTTCCAAAGAGCAACAAGGTTTAAAAAGAATAAGAAATGACTACGCAGAAATTAACCGTGAATACAGACGTGGTAATGTTTCTTATGAAAGACGTGCGGAGTTGCTTGGGGGTCTTCGACAAGAGTATAGACGACAACAACAATCTATAAAACCTGAACATAAACGTGCAAACTTATTAGAACAAATTGAAAAGCGTTATGACAGGCACGGTAAGCAACTACGTCAGATACGCAGAGACTTCTCTTATGTGAATACTCAGTACAAGAGTGGTAATATATCTCTTGAAAGACGTAATGAATTACTTGGAGATCAATATAGACGCTATCGTGATATACAACGTATAGAGCGGCGTCAAAGAGCTACTGGAAGCCGTGTAGGAAGAGCTGGTGGGATTTATGCAGGTGGTGCTGATCCTAGACAAGTAGGAAACCATCGTTTAATCTCAGCATTGCATAGTGACGCCGGTTTAGGGACAATGGTTGCAGGTTTTGGTGCAATACAGTCATCACTAGCTTATCAGGATGTACTAGGGATGGAAAATACTCTGACATCTGTTACGGGTTCTGTTGAACAGGGTCGTAAAGAGATGGAGTACATGCTGGACATCGCCCAAAGACTAGGTGTGAATGTAGGCGATCTGACATCTGACTACGCAAAGTTTGCAGCATCTGCAAGAGAGACTAGCATTTCGCAAGAACAGCAGAGGGACATTTTCGAGGGTGTGGCTGCAAATATCCGCGTTCTTAACTTGTCGGCAGTAGATTCGCAACGTATTTTCCGTGCGTTGTCTCAGATGATGTCTACTGGTCAGGTCATGGCTTAATTTATGGGTCATGTAAAACCCCTCTAACTGCTGGAACCTCCTAAAGACTACAGAACCACAAAGTGACTTGTAAAAGTGAGCTTGACGGTTTGAAAATCTGTGGTATGATAATCTTTTAGACATAATCTAGGAGATTATAAATGGACAATCAGCAGCGAAGCGCCTCACAAGAGGTTTACAAGCAACACCCAGAGTACCCTGTCCTAGAGGTCAGTAACTTTGGGAAAGTACGTAACTCATATACAAAAGCTAAGCGTTATACGAATATCAATAAGCAAGGATACCCTATAACGCAACTTAAAGAAAAAGGTAAAGTTAAAACCCTTAAAATACACAGACTCGTCGCTGAACTATTCTTACCACCTCCCTGTACGGAATTGGTTAAGAAATGTTCCAAAGAACATCATGGGAAAGTTCTTGTGAAGCACCTCGACAACGACCCTACTAACAACCACGTTTCTAACTTGGAGTGGTCGGACTTGAGAGGTAACACTAAACAAGCCTGGGATGACGGCCTTATCAAAGCAGTAAAAGGACAAGATCATTGCAGGGCTATTCTTACAGACGATGTGGTTCATAAACTTTGTGAAGATTATTCTAAAGGGATGATGCCTAAAGAGGCGATTCTGAAATACGGAATATCTCGACAACAGGCGACGAAGATAAGGGCAGGTTACCAATGGAAACATGTATGGGAAAAGTACGACATTAAAGTAAACCGACGAGGTGAACGTTCATCGACTATCCGTAAGGAGTAGAGTTCAAGCGAACTCGAAACGGGGGGCTTTGGAGTAATCCATTGAAGATATAGTCACGTCTCTGTAGAAATATAGAGGGTGTTCACAAGAAGCACCGTACTAGGTTAGCGATCTAGTGTAAAGATAACGCAAGAATTGAAACTGCAAATGGGTGATATACTCCCCTCTGCAATTACAACAATGGCACAAGCTGCACACGATGCGGGAATTACTGTTGACGCTACAACTGGCTCTCTATACAAGGCAATGGAAGCTGGCGAAGTAATGTCAGAAGACGTTTTACCTCACTTCGGTAAGCGTATGTGGGAAGCTGCTAACAGGGGCGGTGCTTTGCAGGCAGCCATTAATAACACTGGTGCTGCTTATGGAAGGTTAGGCACCAACATCCGCATGACTAATAAGATATTTAACGAAGCTGGTCTTGATAAGGGTATGCGGAGACTTACCAACTCTGTCTCAGAATTCCTACTTAAATCCGAAGGTCTTATTAAGTTCTTTGGTATGTTATCAGGCGAGATTGCGTCACGCTTTGGAGTTGTGTTCGAAGTCTTAGAAACCTTTGGATACTGGTCAACAAAACTTGGCGATGCACTCGAAAAACTTGAAGAAAAAGGTATAAATTTAGATATTGCTTTCATGGCTTTATCAGGAACTTTAGCACTCATTAGCAAGTGGTTCCGTAGAATCTTCATGTTTGTGTACCTATTACCTTGGGCATTATCGAAGACAGCAGATACTTTGAAAGGTAACTTTGGGGATGACGCGGTAGATTCCATATCAAGGGTCGTTGCAGCGTTGATGACCATATACGGGACTCTAAGACTAATACGAGGCGTTAAAACTGGCTTAGGAAGTCTTTTCGGAGGTGGTAGAAGGGGCGTTCCTCCATTACGTCCTGATGTTGCTGGTACAGCAGTTCGGGCAGGTATCCTTACTAGGATGGGGACTCACTTAGCAACTTTAGCAGGTGCTGTTGTGGGTGGTAAACTTGGTGTTGCTGTACTGGCCTTGTTAGGGGCGACTTCTATAACAGCAGCTTTTGGTGCTCTTGGCACTCTAATTGTTGATGCAATAAAAAACCCACTTGCGAACACTGGTTCAGACTTCGAGAGTAAGTACGGGGATTTAACTGGCGACAATACCTTTACTGAGAACATCCAAAGGATGCGTGATGACCTGACAGGATTATTTACAGGAACGCAAAACGCTATGAGGTCTTTACAAGAGACTTCTCGGATGGCACACGGTAGAGGTTATCGAAATAATCAACAAGTCATTATGGAACCTGTAGATTTTCAAGGTGCTTATAACCAACTGGTTACAAGACTATATGAAATACCTCCGATGTCTCAACAAGAAGCCTCAAGGCAGATCATCCAAGGCGGTATAACAATAAACGTAGATGGTGCAGGTGATCCACAAGTTGTTTCAGAGGAAGTCCTGAGAACAATCCA